GTCGGACAAGGCTAACCTTCCTTTAGGCCAAACTCTTGAGCCAGTGCCCGCAACCTATCGGGGGTGGCTTTCTCTTTGGGACCGGTGGGCTTCACGCCTAGGTAAGCCGCAACCATGAGATGAACGGGCGGGTGTGCAGCCCAATACTCGTTAAGGTCTTGCAGGTCCCAGAGGGTTAAGTCACCCACCTGCTGGAACGTCCAACCTGTTGAAGCCGCTACATGGGCGAACAGCTGCCCCCAAGACGAAGTGCTTAGGGGCTCGGAACGTTTGGGCTTGCAGCCCGGATGAAACCTGACGCCTCTAGTACCGCGTGGATGCACGGCTGAACGTCGGCAAGCTCCAGCTGGTCAGCCACCCACTCGGGAGAGCACTCGGTATGCTTTCGCATGAAGGACGCTGAGATAACCGCGATGCTGGCAGCAATCTGCTCCTCAGTTAGCAGCATCGTGGGAGTAGCGGAAGACAGGGCAGCCAAGTGCCCTGCCTTGGTGAGAGCCCGAAGGTCTCCCAAGGTCAGAGCGCTGGCCTGATATTCGTTACCTCTGACTTTGACGGTAGCCATTGGTTATCCTTTACTTCTCGAAGAAGATTTCCCCGACGCTGTTGGTAGCGTTGGAGATGGCGCTAAACTCGATAGAGGTTTCGGTAAAGTCCTCGGCCTTAACGCCCATGCTGACCTTGGGGATCACAACGTTAAACAGGTTGATCCCGAAGGTCTTGCTGCCGTAGTCCTCAGAGAGCAGCAGCTGGTAGGACGTAGGAGCAGCCTGAACGTTGTTATTGATAGTGGCGGTATAGCCAAGCGCCGCAAGCGTATAGGCGTAGCTGATGGTGACGGGGCTAACCTGAGAGGCGTTGAAGGTATAGACGCCCGCAACGTTCTTGTATTCGCCAACGGCGGGGGTGCCGCTGTTGTAGGTCATGGGAATGCCGCTAGCGTCCTCAACACCAAGGTCCTTATAGAAGGTCCCGGAGTTGGGCGGGGTGACCGTGGCAGAGCCAGCCGTATGAGTCTTGCTCTCGCTGATGGTGCGCTTGGACCCGGCAGCCGTGGTCAGTCCCAGGATGCTGGAGATAAGAGCCCCGGAGAAGACGCCCGAAGCCGCCTTGCCGGTGATGGTCTGACCGCTGGTGGCAATAGCAAGGGCGTACTGCCGCGAGCCACGAAGCTCCTTCTGGGAGCTCGAGAAGTCCACCGATACGTCCTTGAGCACGCCAACCTCACGGGCGTTAGTCCCGTCCAAGAGGAAGAGGCGCCCGCTGCCGAAGTTAATAGTACCGTTCATTTCCTATTCCTTTGGGGCTTACGCCACCGTCTGGATTTCAACACCGACTACCGCAACCGCTTGGGGACCCAATGCCCCCTCGTCAGTCTCGATAGACTTGATACGAACCGCTGACACAATGCCGCCCAGGGTGGTGGCAAATCCGTTATTGGGGAACCGCGCGCCCGTGGGGTTACGTTCTCCCGGCTGGGCTTCTAGCTTGGCTTCAATGCCGTCTAGAATTGTCTGTAGGGTCCCGCTGGGGCCCGCGTCTGAGTCCTCAAAGACGTAGACCATTACGTCAGCGTTAAGCGTCCAGACCGTGGACCTTCCCGGCTGGCTATCCGCCTGCTGGGTTCCCGGCTGAAGGTAAAGCGCGGGCTGGTCAGAAGGGGGGACGTCGCTAAAGATGACCAACTTTTGGGAGGTAGAAACTAGGCCGGGGACTGTTGCCAGCCGGGTCTCTAGTGCGTCCCAAATCGCTTTACGGCTAAGAGCCACGGGCTACCTCACTTATGGCGGAAGCAACGGCGCTACGGATGCTGCCGCGTAGCTCGTCAAGGGCAGCGGTCAGGAAGGGGCGATGAATGCGGGGAAGGGGACGGGTGTAGCCCTTTACCTTGGTGGTGCCCGCCGTCTTAACGCCCCATGTAATGTTGGACTTCTTCTTAAAGGTCTTCTTCTTAATGATGCCGATAACGTCACCCGGCTTGTAGTGGCGGGTAAACGCCCTGACCTTGACCGGCTTACCGCCGTAGCCAAGCTCAAAGAACCGGCCGACGTACCACTTAGAAGCGATGATGCCTTTAATGCCGTACTTGTTATCAACGTCCTTGACTACGATGGACTCAGCAATACGGCCCTTAACCTTTGCCCGTGCAGTAGCAGCAACCTGCTGGGCTTTAGCCGCCACGATGATACGAAGGCGGGCCAGCACGCTTTGCTCAAAGGTAAAGAGCGTCTTAACGTGCTCAACCTTCGATGTTGAAAGCTCCCAGGACATGGCTAAGCGGAGTGCTTCCTGTAGGCGTCAACCACTACGGTTACTGACGCGGGGACCGTGGAGGGGGTGAAGCTGGCAGACTCACCACCAGCTGACTCGGACGTCTTGCCCTGACGCTGGCGGTACTTGTAGCGGTCAGCGGTTAGCTCGATGACGGCTTGCTCGATATCCGCCGGGACCTGAGCGTAGCCAGCGGAGTAGGTCACCAGGACAAGCTCACCCTTGGTGAAGCAGTAGCCCCGGAGGTAGATGGTGTTGTCTACGGCCCGGTAGCCATCATCGCTAGCCGCTACAGCTGCCGGGACCGTGACCGTGCCAACCGTGACGCTGGTAACGGTATTGAGCGGGTACTGCCTAGCGGCAACCATGCTGCCGCCGTCCCCGATGAAGGTATCGGTGTAGATGGCTAGGACAATCTTCCGGTTGGTCTGCTGCTCAAACCACTTGGAAGCAGCCACTACCAACCGGGCGAACAGGTCATCATCCGTGGTCTTGGTGTTGCCCAGATACGTCTTGACCGCTTGGACCGACGTAAGGGCGGTACCGCCGGTAGGTCCCACGGTAACAGCAGCGCGAGCGGGTAACGACTCTTCCCCCAGCACCATGGCATCGCTAGCCCGGACGTACTCAAGGATAGTGGTGGCGTTAATCTCGGGCAGGGTAACGGTGGCCTGATAGCGGGACTCAACGCTGGAGGCGTCATCTACTTCAGTCAGGAACGCCTTGGTGTTGGCGGTCTCTGCTACGTCCCAGGTGCCCGTAACGAAGTTGTAGTAAAGCCCAGCAGCATCACGAAGGCGGGCATATAGCGCGGCGTTGCCCTGAGCCTGAAGATAGCGGATGGAAGCTAGATAAGAGTAAGTCGCCATTAGTAAACCTCTACACAGGAGCCACGATAGACAGTTACGGTCTGACCAGCCGTGGAGCTAGTGAGCATGAATTGGCAGGTGCCAGCGGTAGCGCCAGTGGTGACGGTGCCCCATACTTTGGTGACCATTACGGTAGCCGTGCCACCCGTGGTGACAGCAGCCGTCTGGGCAGCCGCGCTAAAGGCTAGGTCGGTAGAGATGGTATCGGCTGTAGCGGTAGTGGCACGATGCCAACGGATAGCTACGGTAGAGCCAGCAGGACCGTTAAGGTTGAAACGCGGTCCACCCGTTGCCGTACCTTGGTGGGTAATGATGGCTTCAAAGACGTATCCGGTTGTGGCGGCTACGGAGAATGAAAGACCCGTGATGTTGGCGGGGGTAACAGTCGAGTTGGTAACGTTTGCGGTAGCAACGTGGTTGAAGGTAGCGCCACCTCCACCACCAGCGGGCGTAGACCAGGTGCCGTCACCCCGGAGGTAGGTAGTTGCGTCGGGCGTGCCCGTGGCGTTGACGTTGGAGACATCCACAACAGCGCCGGTAACGCCCGTGACCGTGGGGCTGGTGGCAGTGCCGCCCAGCTGGCCGGTTAGGCGCACCCCGCCGGTAACAGTGCTGGTGGCGTCTGGGAGGGTGTATGTCTGAAGGTCAGCGGAGAGCACGCCAGCGGCAATGGTTAGGCGGCTACCAACCTTGATGCCGCCCAGCGTCCCAGCGGCTGCCGTGGGAAGGCTGTAGGGGGTTGGGTTCGGGTTGGTGTAGTCCAGCACCCCAGCGGCGATGCTAAGGGTAGAGCCGACCTTCACCCCGCCCAGCGTGGCAGCGTCAGCGGTAGGAAGCGTGTAGCCACCAGCTGAAGCGGACAGAACCCCGGCCCCGTCAATGCTCAGGTTGGTGCCAACCTTGATGCCGCCCAGGACAGATGCCGAAGCCGTGGGCAGGGTGTAGCCACCGGTAGAAGACAGGACGCCTGAGCCATCGATAGCTAGGCCGGTCCCGACCTTCACCCCGCCTAACGTTCCGGCAGCTGCCGTGGGGAGGGTGTAGGTCCCAGCTTGGACGTCAGCTGAAAGCACCCCGGAAGCCATCGTCAGCCCGGTCCCGACCTTCACCCCGCCTAACGTCCCAGCAGCTGCCGTGGGGAGGGTGTAGGGAGTGGGGTTGGGGTTGACGTAAGGGGTTGGGTTGGGGTTGGTGTAGTCCAGAACCCCAGCCGCGATGCTGAGAGTAGAGCCAACCTTGACGCCACCTAGGGTCCCAGCAGCTGCCGTGGGGAGGGTGTAGGGGGTGGGGTTAGGGTTAACGTAAGGTGTGGGGTTGGGGTTGACGTAGGGCGTGGGGTTAGGGTTGGTGTAGTCCAACACCCCAGCGGCGATGCTGAGCGTAGAGCCAACCTTCACCCCGCCTAGAACAGCGCCCGTAGCCGTGGGCAGGGTGTAACCGCCACCAGCTGCCGTAACTACGCCTGCACCGTCAATGCTTAGCCCTGAGCCAACCTTGATCCCGCCAAGGACAGAGGCTGAAGCCGTGGGCAGGGTGTACGCGCCGCCCGTGGGCGTGACGTTAACCAGGGCCGTGCCATCAGCGTTCCACGCCAAGACCTTGTTAGCCTCGGGCGTGGGCGCGTCGAGCAAGTCCCTAAAGTATTTGAATATGCGTAGGGCCATAGTTGATCTCAATAAGACCGGGGATCGAGTGATCCCCAGCCCTATGAAACTAGCTATTAGAAGGTGGCGTGGGTCAGGACGCTCGACGCGGTAGTAGCGTCAGGGCGAGTGATGACAGCCGACCACTTCGACTTGAAGGCAGCGCGAACGCTAACCTTGTAGCTGACCAGATCCTGATCAAACGCGAAGTAGGGGGTAACGTCAGACTTGACGCCACCGGACTTCAGGATAGCGAACAGCTGGCCCGGATCGACCAGATACAGACAGCCCGCAGCGCCCTTAGCCGCAAGGCCCTCTACGAACAGAACCGGCTTACCCAACAGAGTGGCAGTCGGGTTACCCAGGATGCCGCCCGCCGGAATGTAGATAGGGTAGTTAAGCGCGGCGGTACCGTTCAGCGCGAAGAAGCTGGTTTCCAGGGACGGGTTAGCGAGCCATACAGCGCCCGGACGGAACGCGGTAAACAGCTGGGCGTACATCGCGTACAGGGTCGCAGCGGCCGGGGCAGCGCCGACAGCTTCAGCAGCCTGCTTAGCAACGGTGATCTTCCCACCCGACGCGCCAATCGCGGTGATAACAGCCGCGTTCAGGGCGTAGTTGAGCTTGTCAGCCGCCTTCTTCTGGACGTAGGGACCAAGCTGGGTGCCGTCCTCGAGCGACTCTTCAGACACGCTGATTAGCCCGCCGTACTTGGCGAGCGAAGCCGTAAAGGTCTTCAGTACGGGCTTCGTCTGGGCGTACTGCGCACCTTCCGAAACAGCAGCCACCTGAATACCGGTAGCCGACCAAGGCGCGTCCTCGTCCATCGGCATGGTGATGGAGAGGTTAGGGGTAAAGATCTGGTCAAGGCGGCTAACCAGGGACTCGGGACCATTCAGCATCGAGTTGATACCCGCCCGGAAGTCAGGGGGAAGGGCATACGCACCGTCAGCGTTGGTGGTCTCATTGCCGTAGGTAACAACAGCGTTCTGGGCAAGGCGGGGGTCGGCAGCGCCGTACTTAGCGTTCTTAACCGACTTGAGGAAGTCGCCAATATCCTTAAAGCCGTGGTTAGCCTGAGTCGCGGCAACGATGGTTCCGCCAGTGATGCTGACCTTACGCGGCTCCGGGGTAGCGAGTAGCGCGGCCTGAGCGTCCATAGCCTCATGGGTCTTGATCTGGTCATTAACCCGATCAAACTCTGCCATCTTCGCCTTAATGCTGGCGGTCTCTTCAGTGGTCAGGTCACGGTTACCGGCAACAGCAGCAGCCCGGACGTTACTAGCCTCGGTGTGAATCTGGGCAAGACGGTTCTTAAGTTGGGTGATCATTTGGGTGTTTCCCTTCTTTGATAAACATTCAAGCGGGCTGGCCCGCGAGTCCAAGCGCTGGCGCTTAGACCTTGCTGCTCATTAGGGCCATCTCCATAGCGGCGATAGCCAAGTCTGCTTCTGAAATCTGCCGCTGGGTAACAACAGCGGCGGTAAGAATATCCGGGAGTTTGGCAGCCATCTTCTCAGCTGCCGGGGACCCTGCTACTTCATCAGCGAAGCCTTGGGCTACAGCCTCGGTGGCGGTCAGCCAGGTCTCAGCGTCGAGCATCGCGGTCAGCGTGTCCGCCGGGAGCTTCGTGCGCTTGGCGTAGATGCCCACCAGGATCGTGGTGTTGCGATCGAGCATGTCCGCCATGTTGCGGAGGTCCTTGGCGTTGCCGCTCGCCATGATCCACGGAGAGTGAACCATAAGCTGTGCGGACTCAGCCATCACGATCTTGGTACCCGCCATGGCGATAAAGGAGGCAGCGCTAGCCGCGATCCCGTCGATATAGACGGTCTTGGTCTTGGCGGGGTGAGCTAGAAGCGTGTTGTAGATGCCCAGCGCTTCGATGACTGAGCCGCCGATAGAGTTGATACGGATATCCAGCGTGGTCACGTTACCTAGAGCCTTAAGCTCATCCGTAAACATCTTGGCGGAAATGCCGCCGTACTCCGGGGCGCTAATCTCTTGGTACAGGTAAACAGTGCCAGCGCTGTCCTTCTTAGCCGCCATGGGGACGCCTTCGGGCAGGGCGCACTTGCTGGCAAAGGTCTTGAGCTTGTCGATATCCATTAGGGCACCCGGAGGCTAAACATCGCCTGTTGGTTGGTGGCCCCAGCTGCAACGGCGGCAAGGGCGGTCCTGACGTTCTGGGGGTCACCAGGGACGGTCCCCAGGGCCTTCTCAACCAGCTGGGCCGTATGAGCCGCCAGGACTTCGGGGCCATGCCCAGCACGCTTCAGGTCAGCCAAGCGGGCGTTAATCTTCTTACGGAAGCTGTCTAGCGCCGTCCCAGCCGCGTCTTCAGGGGCTTCCGTGGGGTCAGCCGGGTCTGCTTCAGGGTCAACTGTAGGGGGTTGACCAGGGGGACCAGCGGGGGCCGGGGGCTCAGGCTTGGCTAGGTTCTCTTCGTCCAGAATCATCAGGCCCGTGCTGATTAGGTTGAAGTCACCATCTGGACCGATGGAGTTGTCACCCTCAATGGCGCGGCACTCGTTAACCGTCTTTACGCCCGTCCTGATGAGCACTTCGTAGGCTTGCGCCCGTTGCATGGCATCGCCAAGGGTCAGCCACTGCAAGTCCACTTCAAGGGTGCGCCACGGCTTGCGCTCCGGGTAGCACTTGAAAGCTACCTCTTCACAGAAGCGGTTAACCCAAGGCGTCAGGGTGTCCCGGACAAACTGAAGGTTAAGCTGGCTAACGTTGGTGCCGTAGCCTTGGGCAGCCGCCTGCACGCCTAGCCTGACCAGGGGGACGCCGAAGTAGCGGGCTACGTCTTCCACGCTGAAGGTGCGGCTTGGGATCAGCTGGGCCTTATCAGCCTCAACGTTGAAGGATACGAACTTAGCGCCACCCTCTAGGACGGCTACACCGTGGGCCTTCTTCTTCCCGGCGTACTTAGCCTTCCAGTCAGCGCTAAGAACCTTGCGGGTCTCGTCATCCATACGCCCGGGGATCTCGATGGTCCCGCCTAGGACGGTGTTGTTAATGTAGTAGGCAGACGCAAACTGCTCCTGAGCTACCGCGAGCGCTACAGCTTTAGCCGCCCGGAATACCAGGGAGTCACCAACGAAGCCCCGGACTGAAGGGCCCCTAACGTGGATAACTTCGGCAGCGGTCAGGGTCTTGGTGATCCCGTCCTGCTGGGCGACTACGTAGACCAGCCCGCTAGCGTCCCGCGTGACCTTCACCGCGTCAGTAGGCAGGGGCCATAACTCAGCAACCCGGCCAGCCTTGTCCTTCACAATCTCAGCGAAGCCGTTACCGTTAATCAGGGTCTCGGTAAGTAGAATCTCTTTGAAGGCTTGGGCGGTCAGGTCCGGGTTAGGTCGGACGTTGAGCAGGTACACCAAGGCTTCATCTGGCAGCTGCTTCCTGCCCTTGCTGTCTACCGTAAATACGTTGACGTCCGATGAAGCGATGGGGTCAACGATATTCCTAATGCAAGCCCAGACCATCGATACGCTAATCTGCTCCTCGATGGAAAGGCGTAACTCGGAAGGGACAAACCCCAGCGGCTGAAAGACGGTGCTATTACGGGCCGGGTCTACCGGCGCAATCTTGCCCCGGTTAAAGAGGCTGGGGAGCCAGGAAAGGTTCATTGCTAGTCCTCTTCCAAATCAAGGAACTGCAAGCCTCGACTGACGGTGTAGGGGCTCAGGTTAGCGGATACCAACACGCGGGCCATGGCGGTCATCAGGGCCACGGCACCATCAATTTTAAGGGAGTCGTTTTCTTTGCGGGGGTAAACGTTCCCAGCCGCGTCAGCCTTGCAGACGACGTTAGCCACCATCCAGCGGAGGGCCTTGTTACCGTCATGGCGAAGACGCCCGGACAGTACGGCAGCCTCTAGAGCCTTCATCGGCTCGCTGAGCGTCTTGGTGGTGGGGCGGACCTCAACGGCGGGCATACCCTCGGCCTGTAGCTCAGTCGCCAGCTGGGTAGCCGCCCAAGGGTCGTAGCAGACCTCTTGAACGTGGAACTGTTCGCGGTCTTGCAGGACGTCAGCCCGGATAAAGCTGAAGTCCGTAATATTCCCCGGAGTGGTCTTGATCCATCCTTCAAGCGCCCAGCCGCGATAGGCGGGGTTACGGTCTTCCTCGATTACCGCTTCAGGGAGGTAGCTATCACAGAAGATGACGTACTCTGTTTGCCCGTCTTCACGGGACCGGGGGAAGACGTAGGCTTTAGCCGTGACGTCAGACCGGGTAGCTAGGTCGAGCCCCAGGTAACAGGTCTTCCCTTCAAAGTCTTCCCGCTTGAGGCTGACGTCAGCGCAAGCGTCCCACTTAGCCATATCCATCCAAGGCGAGCGGGCATCCATCCACAAGTTGAGATGCTTCACCAGGAAGGACGCCCGCTGGCTGGGGACAGCCTGAGCCTTCTTGGCCGCCAGCTGGATAATCTCGGGACGGACAGCGCTCCCGTACATCGGGTTAGCAGCCTTCCATGTCTTTTCTTCGTATGGGCTGGCACCCTCGGGGGCTTCGTAAATCAGGGCAAAGGTGCGGGGGTCCTGTACCTGACCCTCCAGCAGCTGGCGGCAGTACAGGAACTGTTCCCGTCCCATGCTGGCGCTGTTCATGCCCGCCGTGGATATGCTGACGATTAGCGAGTTAGCCCGCTTGCCAGCGGCGGTTACGATGACGTCGAACAGGGCCCGGGATACCGCGTGTAGCTCGTCTAGAATGGCTAGGCTGGGGTTAAGACCGTCTAGGTTGTTAGCCTCGCTAGCCAACGCCTTAAAGCTGGAGTTAGACCGCTCCTGAACGATGGACTTAGCCAGGACTTCGATACCCAGCCGATCCCGTAGCTTGGGGGACGCCCGCAACATCGCGGCACAGTCTCCCCAGACGATCCCGGCTTGCTCGCGGGTAGTGGCTAGGCTGAAGACGTCGGCTTGGCCCCCCTCGGCAAACGCCGCGTAAGCTGCAACGGCGCTAAGCGTGGTGGACTTGGAGTTACCCCGGGGAACGAAGGTGTAAGCCTGACGGAACCGGCGGTACCCATCGGTAACAGTCTTCCAGCCGAAGATGGAGGCGATAAAGAACTGAGACCAGGGGTGGAGCTTTAGCGGCTTCCCGGCAAGGTCACCCTTGGCGTGCGGTAGCAGCTGGCAGAACCTAATGGCTTTAGCCGCTGCCACTTCATCGAAGTAGAACGGGAAGTCTTGGGTGTTCTGGTTCTCGAGATCCCGAAGGTGCCGCTGGGCAGCTTGGCGCGTAGCAGCTGCAACGTAGATGGTCCCGTCTGCTAGGTCGCGGATATAGCGCACCATCGGAGCCAGCTGTTCCGCTGGGGACGGGCGCTTAATCGTGTCCGTGGGTACCGCCAGTTGCACTAAGCTGCCGCCTTGTAGTTGGTCAGATAACGAACCATGCCTATTGCCTTGCTTACGTCCATACCCTTAGCCAGATAGAAGCGGTTACAGACGTAGCAGGCTAAGCCGCGTACAAATAGCTTCCGCTGTTCCGGCTGCATATGCTTCCAGCCGGGAACGTGCTGGTGGTCTATGCACAGTCTCCGGGACGCGGGCAGACGCCCGCATACTCCGCAAACGCCACCCTGCTCCTCTGCAATTAGCGCCCACTCGGTAACGGATAAGCCGTAGCGCCGTAGTGTTGCGGGAGTGGGCACTACTAAATCGCTCACTAATCAAACTCGCTTAACTCATCCTCGGCATCGTTACCCCGGGACAGTGGCGTTACCGTATTGCGGGCCATGGGCGTCAGGCCCAGCTGCTTTAAGAGATCTGAAACAACGCGAAGCAGTGCGTTGATATTGGCAGGCTTCGCGCTAGCATCAGCCATCATCTGGTCAACACGCGCCAGCACCTGAGCTACATAAGAGACCAGCAAGAGATCAGGGGCACTGACTGTCCCCGCCAGCATTAGCGACTCGCCCAGGCGTTCCCATGCTTCCGTTTCAGCTTCGTTGAACCGCTCCGGGGCTGGGGGCCATTCTTCTAGAGCGGGGAGCGGGGAGGGGGCTCGATACCGTGACGGCTTAAACGTGCCCTTGGCCTGCTTTACAGCGTCTGGCTTCCGGTTATGCCCCCCTTTAGCCATTAGTCTCTGCTGTCCTCGCGTGTGTCTGTATGGGAGCGCGGTAGATCAGGGGGGCGGATATGATGGAAGTTGGCACGGCAGCGCACTTGGCACGGCATTTGATCAAGCGCTGGGCATACCCGACTTGACGTTACGTTCATTCACTTCGCGTGCTGTCTTGCTGCTATGGCAGCTGGTGCATAGTGACTGTAGGTTAAGGACGTCCCAGAACAAATCAGTATCGCCCCTATGCGGCTTGATATGGTCAACCGTTGTGGCAGGGGCAGCGATACAGGCTTCGCAAGTAGGGCGGACCTTAAGGAACTGAGTCCGCATACGTCGCCATGCTGCTGTCTTGTAGAGTCCGTAGTAATCAGGACGCTCTAAATCCAACTGAGCCTGACGCTTAGCCTCACAAGGTACACAACGCTTGCCCAAGATAAGGGCTTTGCACGTTGGGCACATACGTGGGGGAGCACTAGGCATTAGGGAACAGGGGTAGCAGCAGGCGCATCAATAGTAGGCAGGAAGCCAATAATAGAATCACTAATCTTATGCGCCATAGTGTGATCAGCAGTAAGGGTAGCAACAGCAACAGCAACTACCATTACAATCTTCTTCCAGTTAGCCAGCAGCCAAGTCATGGGTAGGGTCCTTAAAGGAAGGGACTACGGGAGGGCGGTTGCAGAGAAGACGCTATTTCGGGGGAGGGTCCAGGCGCGTCGTGCTTTGGGGTCTTTGCGTATCGACCGACGCGGCGCTTATCTCAATGCAACCGCCCTCCATACATAGATAATGAAGGTGAGTAGGCCCGTTTTGCAGGGCCAATGTCGCAATTTGAAAAATAGTTGGGGGCTGGGGGGCAGATACGCCAAAACAGGCTGCCCCCTCCTTTCCCCAGCACTACCCATGGGTTAGGTCAGTTTTTAGGGCTGGGGGGCAGGGGGCAGGCTAGGCGAAACCCGGCTGTATACAGGCACCCCTACGCCTATAGGCCCCTATATGTAATATTCTATTAATAGAGTAATAGGCTGCCCCCTCTGCCCCCCAGCACTTAACCTATGGGTTGGACAGGGTAAATCCGGGGGCAGGGTGGTTGCCCCCTAGCTGCCCCCCCTGCCCCCTTAGAAAGCAAAAGTACCGCCGTGAACTACCGGCGGTACCGTTGTTTCCAGCTGCTACTAGGGTCTACTTGGGGATACCTTCAAAGCCACGTTCCCCCCTGACCTTACGGGCAACCATGCCAGGGATGAGATTAAGCATGGTGCGATACAGCTTATCGGAGGCAGCTGGCTTGATGCCTTCCTCAGAGCACCAGCAGACGTATACGCCGTACATATCGCGGCGGTTGACCATGCCCTCGTTAGCGTCCCACCCCAGCGTCTTGCCGTCGTTCTGCAACTTCTCCCTGTAGCCGTGGGAGACAGTAGCGAAGCCGTCTTCTAGCAGTGCCTTGCTGAACTTGTCCTGACTCGGCGCGTTCAGATACACCAAGTCTTCTTTAGCTTCAGTCTTGGGCAAGTGGGACGGCCCCGTGCCAATCTTCACCTGACGCTTTAGCAGGTAGTCCAGCATCCCAGCTGCTAGGGGTCCATCCTTGCGGGCGTCCTCTGCCAGCTGGGCACCTAGGGCCGGGTCAAGCGCCGTCTTGGTAGTCATCACCGCGTAACGCCGGTCATGGCGAGTCATGTAGACCGCGTTATCTTCGTTGGTGGTTACCATCACGTTCCAGACGGAAGATATCTGGGACGCATCCCTAAACTTGGCTTCCGTGTAGGTAACAGGGTCAGTAATCAGCGGCTTAATCTTGTTAGCCGTTTGCTTGGCCGTGCCCTTGTCGCCTTGGACCTCGTTTAGAATCAGCATCAAAGCGCTATCGAGGAAGGCAGTAAAGCGAGCCTCTAACTGGTCTTGCCCGATAGCCTTAACGTGGACTGGGTTGTAGATGGCGCGTAGCAGGGTCTCGATGGTGCCCTTGCCCGTGCCCTCTAC